CCAGTTGTCGGCTATATGTTCCATTAGTTTTCTTTTCGCTTCTTCTTTTGGTGCTTTTTCGCCCCTAAAATATAGGCTTGCCATTTATTCTTCCTCGCTTATTATTTGAAAACGGTCTAGTTCTGGACTGAGGATTACCCAATCCAACATGCTACAGTCATAACAATACGCTACTACGCTCTTGTTGTCAAGTGCCACGCTTGTAATAATCGCGTGGCGATAGTTGGGATCATAGCCTTTTACGACTCCCTCCGGTGAAGCTGTGTAGGTGTTGTAATCCTCAATCCATCGAATGAGTTGTCCTGGCTTGTATTCCACACAGTAACTATCAAGTTAAGGCGCCAGGATTCTTCATATATTCTTTTAATTGATCGAGGCCCCCAATTTTCATGGTAACATTGTTAACCTGTCGAATAATGATGGGAAACGTGGGCCACTCGTATTTATCTTTTAAGTGCTCTCGATAACTTTTTGCAAAATCTGTTTCTACGAAGGCGTATTCAACGTCTGCTTCCATTAAATCGGCGCAGGCGCGCAAACAAGCGGGGCAATCGGTTATTCCATAAACGATATATGTGTTCATCTCACTCTCTCAATTTTGTTTTTACTATTCTTGCGGCCGCGCCATCGCTAATGTAGCTGATTGTAACATCGCAACGACCCTTTAATATATTTCGCAAAGAAGTCAACGAGGGTCTTTCATATTTTCCATCATATCTCATGAGCACTTCAGAATTTCCATTATTGCAAATTTTTATAGCATCTCGATGTACGGCCTTTAAAGAAGAATATACACCACAAAAAGTCTCATTTCCATCAAACAAGCAATAAGTATATATTTTCGTCACGTTGAAATCTCGTCTACCTCGTCAAACATATAAGCCGTAAGGCGCAAAGATGATTGATACGCCTGCATCTCAAGTTTTTTCTGTTCCATTAGCACCTCATCGTCTCGGAAGGCGGCTTCCTTGTACTCTTGCTCGGTTTTGATTAACTGTATTGCACACTCGTTTATTGCGCTAGACAAAAATAAGTTGTGACAAAATTCATCTATATTTTTTCTTGTTTGTGCAAACGGTCCAAAGTCGACCTTGAGCTTGTTAAAGGTCACTTCCCGCATCCTTTGCATCGTGAAATAATGCGATGCTTTTTTTCTTCCTCATTCAGCTTTATTTTTTTAAAGTTCTTGATCTCATCGCAAAATAAGCGTCCACGGGACAGTGCCCTAATTTGATCTCTCCTTCTATTAAAAGATCCGCACAAAACAATTTGTCTTGTTGGCTCGTGATAAATGTATTCGCCGGGATGCGCTTTCAGTTCTTCTGTAATTTCATAAAGCTTCATCACTATCCTATTGATAAAATTCTATCATATGTATCATATTTAATATTATTGAGTTTTTCTATCGTTTCTTCACGACGAAGTATTTTGAAAGCTACATTTTCTACTGAATACTCCTGATCAGGTGAGTGTAGGCCGGCCATTCTCATTCTTCTAATCTTGTCTTTTAATCTTTTAACAGATTTGAGGGCCGCTTGTGGCTTATCAATAGCAAACTTCTCAATTAAGTTTGTTTGCGTCTCGATACTGTCGGCTTTTTTTCTTGCCGTAGTATAGTCAAAATCTATTCTTTCGGGATCAGGTTCAGTAATCCAGATATCTCTCACTATAGAGTAAAGGCCCGATGGGGCGGTTGCATTTTTTAAATCTTCTACGTAAATCTCGACCTCGTAACCATAAATCATTATGTCATGTAAATCATTCCAGCGCGCGCCGGCGTTATCAAAAAGCGATCTAATTAGTTCCATATTATCGTCAATTTTTGAAAAGTCTATAAGGATGTGAACATCTATATCAGAATATTTTGACCAGTTGTAATTAGCCATGGAGCCAGTTAATCTTACATCTTCGACTAATGCAAACGCCGATTCTTCGTGATGAATTGGCAAGTTAAGCTCGTTGATAAATTGGCGTGCGATCTTTAAAAGACGTTTTGATATGTTTTTATTTAATTTATCGCCCTGCCAAAGTTTAGGATTTAACTCTGATTGTTTTTCAAACGTCTCTGGATCGACTTCTTCAAATCGCAGCCGATCGGTTCCGGCGCGTTTTACCTTGGTGCTAAATGGCGCGCCAGTGCTTAGATTTTTATGACCCGCAACAGTAGAATATATATCATTTTTGCGACGTTGGGCTTTGTATCGCTTCTGCGCCTTGCTCTTAAATGGTGTTGGCTCGCGGCGCGGACGTTTATCGCGGGCTTCATTTAGCATGTTAAACCACTTATCCATCATCAACCTCCATCATAAATAGTCTGCTCACCATCTTCAAACGTAATAATTGTTTTGTTTGTTGGGTGTGATTTGATGTGGATTTTGAGAAAATCATCAAAGGCATCGAAAAACGCAATAGAGCCGCGAGGCGCAGGGGATAACCAATGCAAAACGGTGTGACCAGTTGCAAAAGTTACACCTTCAATTACAACACCTTCTCCAGAAATGCCTGACTCATCACTTTGTCGGCACACGGTAAAAGTTCTGATCCCTTCGGGAGCGCGCTTAGATGGCTTCTTGGGCTTTAGATCTTCTGGCTCTGTAGAGAGTTCTTTTTCGGTTTCTTCAGGCATTATGCCTCACCTTTGGGTTCAACGTCGAATAGTGATTCTAAGCATATATCGTTTATAGCCTCTATCGCCGCACGATCTGCTTCAATTTCATCCACACAAACCTCTTCTTCATCGTTGACCACGAAACAACTTTTTAATTGTTGTATCTGCTCTTTGATCTGACAAATTTGATTATCCATGTTGTTTAACTGTTTCACAAGAGTATCATAACATACTTTGTTTTTCTTTTTCATTCTGCGGTGTCTCCTGTATTTCCCGTATCGTCAGTCAAATCCTGATTTTCATAAACAGGATCCCAGTTTATCTTAAATAGTGGTAAAATTATCACAAGGTCTTCTAGCACATCATATCCGGCGGAAGTAAAGCCTACATTTAAAGCTAACACAATTCCAACAAGATTGCCTTCGCGACTGAAGACCCCCGATCCCGATGATCCTGGCCATGCATAAGAGTGAAGGTAAACATGCTGATTTTCAGAAATTCCCGCCACAGAACCCTTAAAAGTTAAAGGCCCTAAGCTATTTGGATATCCTGTGTAAAATACGCTATTTAGTACCGCAAGTTCGCTCTGCCATTGGTTATTCTTTGGAATTATCTTTTTAAGTTGCAACGGTTCTCGCTCTTCAACATGCTCAATTTCAATAATGGCATAATCTTTTCTTTGATTTATTTCAATATATTTGATGCAATCATAAATCTCTTCATCACTTGTAGCAACAAAAAAATGATCGCATTCGCCCAAAATGCCATGAGCAGCAGTTAAAACATAGTATTTATCATCGTGAGTAAGATATGTACCAGACATACTGGCGAAACCATCACGATTGCTGCGGCCGGAAAGCACTAATAAAACACTATTGCGGGATTTTTTAACAGCAAGATATTCTTTTTGTTCAAGATGCTTGGAAACATTGTCTAAATGATTAAGCTCTCCTGCTGTCGGAAATCTAACGCTTTCTTGAACGCTAACAAGTACACCGAGACTTATTGCAAACCCGAGAGCCATCACCAAGATTACTTGAATTGCGGTTTTAAGTATCTTTAGTATTTTTCTCAGCATTTTTAAACCTGCTTTTGATAACTAACAAACACTGGAATCTCCGCCTTACCAGATTTTCTTGCAAACCAAATTAGATCTTCGTTTCCTGTAACTTTGATTCTTCCATTCTGTCCGATGGCAACAAACACTGGTGCCTTGGGGCCTTTCTCGACAAAGTGTTTATATCTTCCATCAAAATCTCGCTTGTCTCCGCGATAATTGCTGTTGCAATATTGCCACAGCTCTTCGGTTGGCAGCATTACATGATATCTCATATCTGTGGTATTCATCGCAACATCATATATTTTGAGTTTTCCTTCTTGCCAATCTTTTGCCGCATCTTCCAGCGAAACGCGGGGAGTTTTCATCTGATCTAAGGTTGAGATACCATTAAGGTAATTCTCGCGAACTGTTCTGACTGTGCCACGAACATTTGTTCTATGAATAGATGACCAGTCGACAATATTGATACCAGGAACCCTACGCAGGCCAGGAAACAATATAGCTTCTCTATATTCCTTACGGCTTGAGCTGCCCATTAACTCAAATTTAATCTCATATGTAATGTAATCAGATGTGGCAGTTAAAGGGCGTTTTAAATCAACTATTGATCTAACGGTTGTGACGCCATCAATACCTCGAATCTGTGTCTCAATCTCCATTTCCGCACCACCAACGCTGAGATCGACTGAGCATCCAATTTGCGTCTTATAAATCCGCAAATCAATCGGAGACTCTTTCTCGTTTAGTAGTGCATCTATTCTTTCGATCTGATCTTCGATGCTTTCGTTGACTGGCGCTACTGGCGATGGACCACTTGCCAATCCAACACCGCGACGGACGCGCTCTTTCTGGACATACTCATCCCAGTTACGCGGCTTGCCTGTGTCTACGTCGATTGCGCCTGCCATGCTGTGACCACGGAAAGTGCGGGCTAGCATCGGCTCTATGTATACCTTATCCGCCACAAACCGCTCAAGCAAATCCATCTGCTCCCAGGTGTCCCGCAGCCACATCGAGATAAGCATAAAACGCTCGGCTATATCGTCGCCAGCATCGGCTTGGGCTCCGTAGACGCTATCCATCTGTTGGAAAAAGCTAGTCACAGTATTGCTCATTTCTAGTTTCTTCTGGCGCGCCCACGTAACATCCTTCATCGCGCTCATCGAAGGCAGGATGATCTCTCGCACAGCCTCGCGTGGGATCTCTGGGTTGTCGTTGACGTAGTGGAGCATAGCTAGCACGCGATCGATCTCTTCCACGTTATCGTCATAGCTGACGCGCACAAGGAAAGTAAAGTCAAATGTGATAGTTGGAACACGCTCCATCTCTCTCACATCGTGTTTAACATTCGGATAAATGATAAGCTCAATGTCTTTGGCGAGTTCCATTATCGGATCAGGCGCATACTTGTCGCCAAAGTCAAGCTGCTCCTGATCGGAGGCTGCGCGCAAAGCTGCCTGTGCTTCCTTGTAAGCGCCTTGGAGGTTGTGCGCCATCTGTGAGTTCAGTGATTGGCCTCGGAGTTCGCCACCCGCTCCCCTAATGTTGAGGTTAGGGAACATTCTTCTTATAAGATCGGTAGGTCCGCTTCGTTCGCCCGCAGTCAAATAAATCACCGTCTCGGTGGGAACGGCTAATCCTGTGCGAAGGCGGTATACGAGATCGCCGTCTCTGTCATCGATGAATGTAAACTGGGCGTTTTCGTCATCAACGTGAACCTTCCAATGTTTAAGCTCGCTGATCTTTTCGAGCTTGCTCATATCTTTAACGTAGGCATTCTTGGCAATGTAGTCTTCTACCGCTAGCTTCCGCTGGATTGTCTTAACGTGCTCGTGATACCTCTCTTCAAACGCGTCGACCACTTCGCTAGCAAAATACTCATAGTCGCGAGCGGCGCTTGAGCCGCCTTCTCTTTCGGTGTCTTCAAATGTTTCGCTCCTTCTAATCTCCACGATCAAGTGCGCTGTCTCGGGATACTCTGCGTTGGGAAAGTCCGCGGGGGGCTCCCAATCGTCGGGTATGACACCCTGCATCATCGCCATACTAATATTTATGTCGGCTTCCTCACCAGGGAGAGAGGCGGCAACCTCATCAATGCCCACATCGGACTCGAAGGAGGACTGCTCACTGTAGGTTGTGGGGATCATCGGGTAGCTGGTGATGGGATTGCCGTCTTTATCCATCGCGATGTAGCCTTTCTTGGCTTGAAAATACAGCGGCCAACCAAGATCGATCTGTAGACCACACTCGCAGCCTGCCTCCACATAGATTTGGTTATCGTCTTCGCCGTAATCGGAGATATTGTAATACACTTCGCTGTGGACTAGTTCATTATCATAGCCGATGTTCTGATCGATGTTCTCAAGCTCGCTCTCTAACTCGTCTACTCGTGTTTGGCGGTTGCCGCTAAAGTTGGCGCTGGTTTTTTGCTCCAGATAGGCATTCATTTCCATGAACGCTTCAGGATCGTCGGAATGCTCGCCCTGCTCTGTGACCTCCGTCACACCCATATTATCGATGAACCATTCGATGTGTGGCCACATGATCTCGGGAGGCATGCTGTTGCTCCTGCCTTTTATTTGGGAGACAATCTCGCCATCAAACTCAATCGTCACGAACGACTTAGACTTGCCGCGCTTGCCTTCGGGCTTGCGGAGGGAATACATTGTGCCTCCACTTTGAGCAGCACCGCAGTGCCCCATTCGTTCGCCTTCCAAGTCGCAGTTGCTTGTCTGTAGATCATACCAATAGGATCCGTCATCAAACGTGTGAAGGATCTGGTCCGGATCTTCTTGCTCTGCTATCTCCTCTTCAGCTTTGTTGTCTGCGTCTGCCATATTCTCAATATCGCTGAGGATCCTGATGTTGTCGGGGTGCATGTTTAAGAACGTGAACACGTCTTGGAAGCGACTGCTGAAGGATGCCCACGCTTGCTCGATTGCGTTGTCTAATACTCCTTTAACAAAGTCGACTGCCTTGCTGTTAAGTCCCAGCTTGCTTAATCTCTTCACCGCCTTCTTAAAGGCTTTGTTCCATTTGCCGAGAGGCTCATCTTTAATGGTCTTGTTAATGGTCTGGAGCACAAACTTAACGTGCTTGGCGCGGTCCGCTAAATTCTCGGTTCGCTTGGTGACGCGAGCCTCCATTTCTGCTTCCGTCTCTTCCTCGGTCAGTCGCGCCTCGGCGATCGGCCCCCAACCCCATGGGGGTCGCGGGCCCGAATGGGGGGCTCCAAACTGAACTTCGGGCTTTGGCTCGTCAAGATCCTCCTTTTTCGTTCCGCCCGTCCAATAGTCAAGCGCAGACAAGAGCGGCTCCATCGTATTGAACCGAAACTCTTGGATTCTGTTGCTTGGACGCACGAACTGATGGAGATGTGTGGTCTTCCACCTATGCCCCAGCCACGTCTTTGCGCTTTCGGGCGCTTGGTGTAGCGCGGAGTCGATGGCGTCGGCGACAAACTCGGAGAGCCCGATGTCACGGAGGCCTTCATCTAATCTAATGTTCTCGTTTATATAACCAAACCAGTTTCGTGTAGCAAAATCCATAAATATACCTCAACACTATAAATAGTTTGCTATCTCCAAAACAGTTGGACGCTCACGATAAGCATTGACAAAAACACACAAATCATCGTTTTGGTGGTGAACATGCTTTCATTAAGGAAATACCACGTAAGAATTGGAAACGTCAAATATGACATACTAAAGATTAAGAACCTCGGACCCCACACTTGTCCCATCTCTTCGTAGGCCAAGCGCACTCCATATAAAAAACAGAGACCAGTGGGAAGACCATAAACAAGGACAGCCAAAATAGGTTTTGTCTTCCACCAATCCCATACGAACTGGCTATTGATCTGAAACCAAGCCAGGGATTGCCCAAGTGCGAACAACGCGCATGCCAACAAGAGATTGCTAGAAATTTGTAACAATTATTTCCTCGCATTGCGGCGGCTGTTTGGTTAATTTTCCAAATTTATCAATCATTACGATCCTTTGTTCTTTGTAGATGTTGAAAACCTCTTTGTGTTTTTTGTATAATAAGATCCATTTTTTATCAGTTATTTCTATAATCTCTTGGCCAAGCTGTTTGTGAGCCAACGTAGTTTCTTCAGGTCCAACATTCTTTCCATGTTCAAAAAAACTATAATTAAACTGACCCATGGGAAAAAGATAAAAATCAGCGTTCTTTTGTTCTTTGCATGCCGATATTAAGTCTTTGTTTTTGTCGATTTGTAAATGAAAATTCTTAGTTTTAAAAGTCTTTAGGCGGGCCAATGAGAGCGGATTTAATGCGCTTTCATTGAAGTTTCCTGATGATATTTTGCCTGTATCGGAAAGCTTATTTAAAATAAAAAAAAGAGCAGATCGCACATAAGGGTCTTTGTACGCTAGCCAGTGATCCTGGAGGATATGAAAGATTCTTTTATTAAACATATCGGAGAACTGTTTGGCTTTAACGATTTCATATAGCAACCCCGAATCATTAAGTGCGCAATCCCAAAACTCATAGATTGCCTCATTGTTGGTGTGCGCGCAAATAAACCTCTGACTCTCGGCCAAGGAAAGTTCGACCTCACCAGAAAAAAACAAATATGAGTGCGTGATGCTTCCCTTTGGAATAATCGACTTTAAATGCTTCAAGGACGCCGTATGGCTATCTAAATACCTAATTGGCGATTTCATTCTATTCTTCTGAGCTTAGTGTCTCTTTGAATTCATCAATTTTTTGTTTTAACGCGTCGATTTCGACGATGGTCTCTTCTTCAGCTTCTTCTGTCGTGTTATTTCTGAAATTCTCATATCCAATTATAATTTTTGAAACATCATCAAGCATATAATCAACTTCGTTCAAGACTTCTCTGATCTGAGAGATTTTTTCCAATGTTGACGGCATCAAAATACTTTTAAAGGCCTTGTCATCGATGTTGTGTTCCAATTTTTTTAATTTCTCAAAACAGCCAAATAGCAATCTTTGCGTCTCGTCTTCAAGATTTGATAGCTTTATTGAATAACTAATGCTAACCCTTCTGTTGTCCATCTTATCCTCTTAATAGTTGTTTGCCGCTTTTTAGCGTGTTTTCGATCATTTCTGGGGCCCCTACAACAACAATTTCTGTGCCTGCTTGGCCGCGGTTGATTGTAAGCTTAGAAAATTGATGCGCACCATCGAGGCCATCGGCAACTTTTCCTCTTTCGTTTAACTCTCTCATTCTTTTTTCTTCTCGAATCATTACAACGTGCTCAGGGTTTATAAAAACCTCTCTCAAAGAATACAACTTGTTAGTAGTAACGGCGCCATTGTTGCACACTTCGGTAAGTTTAACAAGCATGTTGTTCCTCCAAATAATATGTACAAGTTTTATTTATTGTCCACAGGTTTCCATCCATGAATACATCATAACTTCTATCCTTCTCCTCGCAAATAACAGCAGTACGTGGCACATTTGTAATTAAATATCTCTTATCGCTATCTTCACGAAGCCAGTGTAATCGGGCATGTTGTGGGATCCAAACTAGATCTCCTTTTTTCATATTTTCTGTCATACTTTACTCCGTTTGAATGATCCCATAATTAGTGGTTATCAAAGTTCCAGCGCAACTTGCTGCGTTCTGCAATGCAACGCGCGTAACCTTCACAGGATCTATAACTCCGCTATTAAATAGATTGGTTAATTCACCAGTACTAAAATTCCAGCCATAATTCCTACGAGCAGTCAAAATTTTGTCGATTATTATATCGGGCGACTCGTTGGCATTGAGCGCCATTTGGCGCAAGGGCTCTCTGCATGCTTCTCTAATTATGGTTCCGCCGTATGCTTGTTCATCACTATTAGTAGTGATACAAATCTTCTCAGCAGCATATAATAGCGCCGCTCCACCGCCACACACAATGCCTTCTTGCTGAGCCGAACGAACCGCTTCAAGCGCGTCTTCAACGCGATGTTTTCTCTCCACCATTTCTACTTCGGTGGCGCCACCGACTCTAATAACCGCGACTCCAGAAGACAAGCGAACAATGCGAGACTGAATTCGACTGCATTCTTCCAGTGATTCAGTATCCTTGATCAACTGCTTAAGTGCATCAATTTTTTCTTCAATTACTTCATAATCGCAATAACCACCAACAATAGTCGTGTTGTACTTGTTGCTCTCAATAAATTTGGCGGCTCCAAGATCTGTCATTTGAATATCTGCAAGTTTGGCTCCGCTTTCACGAGTAATAAACGTAGCTCCTACGGATGTAGCCAAATCACTAAGAATATTTCGGCGCTCTTCGCCATACATCGGGGCCTTGATGGCTGCAACTTTAAGCGTGCCTCGCATTGCATTCATGATCATTGCTGCCAGTGCTTGGCCTTCAACATCTTCAGCTACTACCACCAAAGGACGATTTTCGCGCGCGATCATCTCTAGCGCAGGCAAAATCGATTCTACATTTGAAATCTTATGATCAGTTATCATAAACAACGGATCATCATAGTGCATTACACCTCTTCGTTCATCGGTAATAAATGCGCCGGCGCAAAAACCAGCATCAAATCTAAATCCTTCTGTAATGTCTAAAGACGTGTCTATTGAGCGCGATTCCTCAATTGTGATAGATCCATCTTGACCGACTTTATCTACTGCTGTCGCGATCAGCTTTCCGATATCGGAATCGTTATTGGCTGAAATAGTTGCCACGTGTTCAATGTCTGAAACACTTTTAACCGGCTGGGCGGCCTCATTAAGATTGTTTACTACCTCCTTCACTGCCAAATTGATGCCGCGCTGCAATTCAATGGGAGATACGCCAGATGCGATAAAACGCTGTGATTCTCGCAGTATTGCGCGCGCCAATACGGTAGACGTAGTGGTGCCATCGCCGGCTTCATTATTTGTTTCAATAGCCGCTTGACGCAATATTTGGGCGCCCGCATTCTCAAATGGGTCTTCTAATGCCACAAAATGCGCGACTGTTACGCCATCTTTTGTAATGAAAGGCTGCTTACCTTTTTCTTGTAGCAGAACATTACGGCCTTTGGGGCCGAGTGTAGATGCTACGTTGTCGGCTAGTACATTGGCGCCTCTTATAATTTTCTGCTGTAGAGTTTGATTATCATCATAAGCTCTGCTCATTGATCCCTCTTAGGTTATGTATATAGTATAATCTCTCACGACCATTTTGTCAAGCTATTTATCAAAAAGCGATAATTGTTCAGCATTTTCCGGATCGGTTTTCTTAGTTTGTAGAATATCTTTTCTGCTAATGCTCTGGGCACTCCTAACTGCTATGTTGGCGCTGTTGCCGACATCTTTATCTAAATTAGCAAAAAACATATTCAAGTTATCGGAAAGGCTTTTAAGGGCCTGAAAGATTTCTCCAACTTCTTGGTTTAATAGATCAGCGGCCTTCGCGAGCATCTCTGCGATTTTCTTGCGACCTACTTCAATTGTTCCCAAATCATCTATATTTTCAATCGCAAGAACTTGTGTCTGGGTAATGTGAAATTTAAATGTTCGGAGGTATCCTAAACTATTTAGCAGACACATTTTCTTTTGTTCGGTTCCAAGCATGTTGTATTGATCCCGGGATTCCTCGGGACTTAAAAACTCATTCTCGGCAACCATTCTATTTAGTTCGGCCTTGCGTTTGTCTTTTTGTTTCGTGGCCCCCACCGAAGCAATAACCGCATTATTACCGTCGCGAATCGCATTTCTGAAACTTTGCAGCCCTTTATGGCCATTTTGTTTTTTAAGCTGGGCCGGCCACTTGAGCCGTTCTAATGTTTTATTTATTTTGCTACCCTTCGACATGTCTAGTCTAGACTGGCCGCGAACTACGCCGACTTCGCTCCCGCCACCATAGGTAGCGGGGTTGGCCGGGAGGAAGATTTCATCATCCTTAGCAAATTTTAGCGCCGTGAGAAATTCTTGAATTTGATCCTGGCTTATGACAACCTGATCTTTTGCAAGGCGCTTGATAAAGCCGGAAAACTTTTTACTATCTTCAATTCCGTTTATGAATATTTTTTCCAATTCTTCTGGCGACGGCAGGTTAGACTGGGAAGGCAAGCTATCGTTCATGTAATTCTCCATTCCTCTTGTAACTCCTTTCTTCACCGCGCTTACAATTTCCGTAGGCAACATGATACACAAGCGCGACTTATCGCTAGAATTAATAAGAATGTTCATAATATTGTCAAGAGTGAAGTCAAATTGATAAAAGTGAATGTTGCCCTCCTGTTCTAGATCTTCGCCTTCCAAAGTTTTAGTGCAAACCACATATCTCATCGCATACGGAAAAGCGCCGGCCCACTTTTTAGTCTCCTCCCCTTCCATTGTTAAATCTCTCACCAAGTCTGTCCAGCTGCCGCCAACTTCAAGACCGCCTTCTCGATATAACTTGAGACTTACGGGAATCATTTTATTCTCAGAGTTATCAACATAGTCAGCAATTGTGCCGGTGTTAGCTGGAATTTGATAACCATCGCTCAAAGTTGCCAAGAAGGACTCAAAACTAAATCCAGCGGAGGATGCATTAAAATTTGTGATAACTTTTGTAAGCGTCTTATAAAATACAAGATAAGAAATTGCCTGGACAATTGTTTTGGTTCGATCGGATCCGGCCTCCGTTTCTATTAATCCAATGCCATCAGAATAAAACGATGATACTTTTTTAATCTTTTCTTTAAGACTGCCGCCTTTCACGTTGGAAAGATAACCCTCCAATAGCCGTCTTTGCGGGCCTTTATCAATAATGTCGCCCGCATCAGTTGTTCTAACATCTGACCACCCAAGCTCGGAAACGGCAATGTCGGGAATTAAGTTTAACAGCATTTGTAACTGCTGAGACTCTGGTTTAGTTTCAAGATCAATTTGAGGAGGCGTTTCCTCTTTAATTATTTTAACTGGAGAACTCAGCTCCTCTTCAATCATTTCCAGCAACATGTTTAAATCAAATTTTTGTATTTGCTTAAGATATTCTTCTCTTAAGATTTCACGTAGTTCAGACATTTGTTTCCTCACACAACAATATCGGCAATTCCAAGTTTAACCGCTTCCTCTGCAGATAAATAGACATTAACTTTGCGTTCCAGCATTTTTTTAAGCTGAGATTTGGTCATCTTTGTTTCGGCTATCAGACACCTTGCATACATTTTTTGCAGGTCGGAAATTGCTTCAAGTTCATTTGTTAAATCATGGAGGTTCCCATGGTTGCCTGCCGCTACCGAATGAATCATAATTCGACAATTTTTTGCAATTCTGCGCTTGCCTTTTGTGCCGGCAGCTAACAGCAAAACGCCGGCAGACATAACCTTGCCTAAACCAAGCGTGTGTATTTCGCTATCTTGCCTAATCAAGCGCATTGTGTCATAAAGCGCGAACATGTCATCAGCAGAGCCGCCATAAGTTGAAAGATAAAACTCAATAGCACGTTTTTTATCTGAATCGGCTTCAATTTTATTCATTTCATTCAAATAAAGCATGGCATGAATAACCTCTGCAACTTTTTCCTCGCTAATGTCGCAAAACATTCCAATTGTTCTTAGATCTGGTTCTGCGGCGCCGCCAAGAGCAATAGGGTCTATCAAGAGAACTTTTTGATCATCATCGACGCTAGCTTTGATTTTATCTATAAGTTTTTTAATCATTCTTAGTCTGACTTAAAAGTTGTTGCACGAAGTGTTTATTATCTTCAAGATATTTCATGGCACTATTCCAGTTATCAAAATCAACGAGGGGATCGTAAAATTTAGGATGCAAGTCCAACATTCCTTTAATTGCCTTGTTTTTATAATTGGCAACTTCCAAACTAAAAGAACGCTTAAAATCTCGAATGTCTTTATCGCTCTTGCCCATTTCTTGCATTTCTCTAAGACGAATGGTACGCGCATAGTAAAAGTTTTCCATGGATTTTGCTAAAACACCCAAACTAACTAGTTGCGAAACACGAATCAAACCAATGCTAATTTTAACAGAACGAAAGAAATAAAACGTTTTATGCGTCATATATCCAAATATAAAAACCAATAAATATAACCACCAATATCCCATAATTACCTCAAAAAATTAACCACTGAGTTGCCCCAGTGGTTAATGTATCACAAAATTATGCTTTTGTCAAGTTACTTTGTAAGCCTCTTCATGATGCGCTCAGCCAGCTGATCGGCCATCTGCTCTTTCTTGTGTTCGCGGTGGAGACGAGCAGCAACACGTTTAGCGACTTCGGCAACGACTGCCTGCTCATCTATACCGCCGCCAAGATCTTTTTTAGGAAAGAGGATCTTGCCCTCGGCGTCCAGACACTTTTTGCCATCCCATGTGCCTTTGCGGTCCTCTTCGCAATGCTGTTTATCGCTGCCACTTCCGACGCCCCTAGGTGTACGGTGTTCTGGCGGAGGATACTTCTGTGTCGCCAGGGAGATCTCTTGAAGTGCGGGCTCGGCTGGCTCTTCCTCTTCGATTTCAAATTCTTCTTCAGGCTCTTCAAGGCCTTCAAAGTCTTCGGGCGCTCCAGCCTCAAGTTCTTCGCCTTCCATTTCTGTGTCTTCAACATCCATTTCAATGCCGCGATCTTCGGCCCAATCTTGAATGTGCTGAAGGAGACTAACAGCGGCTTCTTTTTCTCCGGGGGCGTCTTCTTCGGGGTCCATCTCGGGCTCGGGCACATCTTCTACTGGTGGCTCTGGAAGACCTTCATCAGCTTCGGCGCCGGGCTCAGGCAATGGGCCCTCTTCTTCATCTCGGGCGCCCGCCATCGGAGGATAGTCACCAAGCTCATGAAGCCTTTTTTCACCAATTGGTCGCAAACTAGCGAGTTTCATAAATTGGCGGATCTCGCCTTCGGTTAACAATTTTTTACGAGCCATTTTAAAATCTCCTTGTTTACAGCTATAAACTTCAAAAATAAATAGTAATGAGTTTTGATAATCACCTTAAAAACGAAAACAACTGATCAAATTTAACATCTTGAGCTTCTTTAGTGCTTTTGTTTCTATTTGCTTTATTCTCGCGAAAGATAAATGTTCGCGTTCTGCTACTTCTCGCAATGTCATGGACCCGTGCTCATAAACAGAGACCAGGGTGCAGTTATATTCGTCTGGGAAATCCTGCCAAAGGCGACATTCTTTCTCTTTACACTGCTTCTTTCTCCTCATGCATTTTCGAGTGCACTCGCGCAAACCATCAATTTTCTTCATAACTCTGGGTGCTCCTCTTCAATGAGATCAAATATGTTCTCTAACTCTCCGTCGTTCAATCCAAAATCTTCCATCTTCTGCCTTCCTTTGTCTCTCAACTGTTTTGATTTTGCTTTCTTCTTCTTGTTTTGTGGCTTTATCTCATCGATATAACTTTGTATGCGCTCATCGCCATCAAGATAGCCAGCAATGATAGCGCGAAAGAACTTTGATTGAGTTACTCCGTCGTGACGCAACTTTAAGATAAGTTTAGCATGTTGGTGTGTGTTTTCAACAAACGCAACCTTCTTGTCTAAATGTGGATTTGCGACATCATCCGGCATCACCATTTCCTAGTGGTGATGTGAGTGCGACTTTCCGATAAGCCAGATGAAGTTTGCGTAACAAATTGTGCTCGATGTTGTAGTCTTTTCAAATTTCTTGCACCACTATAAGAAAATCCAGACCGAATGCCTTTTTCCAAATCCTGTAGGATAGTATTAACAGTTCCTCTGTGTGGTACGCGACTAGCGACACCCTCAAAAGAAGAATACTTTCCTCGCCAATCGATTTGTGCCTCTTTAGAGGCCATTCCGCGATAAGTTTTCCACTGGAAGCCGTTGGTGTCCTTAAAAATTTCTCCAGGTGTCTCGGTGGCTCCTGCGAGCAAAGAACCCACCATCACAGCGTCTG